ATCAAATGAGATATAAAGCACGCATAATCTTATGACTACAATAGAAAGTCATTTTAATCACTAAACAGTTTCAAACATTCAATCCTCTTTTAGAAATTTTACTGCCATAAGCAATTCAATTGTTAAGATGTGATTTAAACACATGCAATTATGTTGATTGGATAATTCAAACGATTGCGTCTAATAGTAACTATCGATTTTATAATCAAAACGTATTATGAATTATTATAAATGATTACTGCTTTTGAATGCCCACATGCGTTATAAGATTTGTGTCATGATTTGCTTTTCATGCTTTGTTCATACATGGCAATTGTTGATAAAAAAGGGTCAATTGAATCACATATAAAAGTGTGGATTCTTAAGTGGATTCATATAAAATAATTGCATACAAACTATTGACTTTATTTTGTTTTTTATGATAATATCCCTTTAAAATGGTTTGGGATAGCACGGCGGTGCAACCAAATTTAACCGATGCACAGCGGCTTTGGTATGTCGATCGCAAGCCTTTGTCGGTTGCCAAACAAATGTTTCCTGAGAACCACTGGTCGGAATTGAATGCAGATTGGGCTTGCAATGGAGGTTGCTCCTATGACGGTGTTCATCACAATGATCTTGATGACTACAATGATGAGAAGAGCTTTGATGTCGAAAATGGGCGTCGAATGGTTACGCTTGTGGAATGCCGTTGGTTTGAAAGCGAAGAGTTTTATAAAGCGCCTGATCTAGAGACGGGTGAATTGCGTGATTACAGCCGGCAAGAGTTTGAACAACTTTGTTGTGTCATGCCAGATATTCAAGGAGCAAAATACAACAAAAAGGTTGTGAGACGTGCTTTTTTAGGCAAAAAACTGTTATCCCCGCCTGATCAACCTTTGGTGCCATCTGGGCAATTGGGGTGGGAGTGTATCACGGGTTATTTTGATAAGATCCAGCGCCAATTTTATGGGGTTGTACGCCCCACGAAAGATCCCCAACGTTGGGCAAATAAGTATTTTAGTCAAGTGATGAACATTCTTAATAGCCAATCCAAAGGCGGTCTTATGGCAGAGCGTGGTGCTTTTGAGGATGAACGGGAGGCGGCACAAAGCTGGGCAAGGGCAGACAGTATTACCATACTCAAACAAGGGGCATTGGCTGCGGGTAAGATCCAACCAAAGCCGATCGCACAGTTTCCAACGGGTTTTTTCCAGTTGTTTCATGAGGCGAAGGAGGCGATTAACCAGGTCACGGGATTATCACCTGAATTTATTGGCACGCGTGAGGTGACACAAGCAGGTATTTTAGAGGCACAGCGTCGTCAATCCAGTCTAAACCTCCTTGCATGTTTGTTTGATGGCTTGCGTTTGTATCGACAACGTCAAGGGAAGATTATTTTGCACCTGATTCAGAATTATTTGTCTGATGGGCGTTTGGTGCGCATTTCAGGAGAGGAGAATGCACAATATATTCCCTTAACGCGTGAGGCTGTGACAAGTGTTGATTATGACATTGTTGTTGATGATGCGCCCACCAGCCCGAATGAAAAAGAACGCACTTTTGGCATTATTACACAGCTCCTCCCGTTGCTACAAAATGCAATTACGCCGGATATTATGATTGATTTATTGCGTTATTCACCCTTGCCAGCGTCTTTACTTAATCGTGTGAGTGGGAAGTTCCAGCAGCAACAACAGATGGCACAGCAAGAACAGCAAGGTCAACAAATAGATCCTGAAACGCAAATGAAGTTGCAAGAAAAGCAGCAAGATATGGAGGCAAAAGCCCAGATTCATCAGATGGATCTACAACAAAAGGGGATTGATCTGTTCATGAGTCAAAAGAAAGCAGAATTAGAGGCTCAGATGATGCAGCAACGCCACGATCTTGAAAGGCAAAAGCTTCTGAATGATCAGGCACATAATCAGATTATGCGTGAACGAATGGCACTGCATAGATATTTAAATGTTTAGAAAGGTGAAAGATGAATACAGAAGCGAATGAATACCATGAAGATTTGCAAGAGATAGAAGATGTGCAAGATGAGAGTGCTCTTGATGAGGTGGATGTCTCTAGTAATGAGGAAACACCGGTAGAGAGCGATCCCCAATCTTCATCATACGCCGTTTCTACTATAGACCAGCAACGCGCTGAAGAGCAAGCCGCAAAAGCCCGTGAGGCACTTGCAAAGTTTCATGAAGTTCAACCTTATGCAGCTGATGATCAAGGTGAGGGGACAGCACCGGATCCTGGTCAAGACATTATTGGCTATATCAAGTGGATGGGAGACAAACTTCAAGAGCAAGATGCTTTTATTAGGGCACAGCAGCAAGCGCACCAGCAGGCATTCGAACAACAGCAATATCATGGGCATTTAAATCAGTTTTTAGAAAGTTCTGTGAAGGCGATCCAGGGGAAATACAGTGATTTTGATGCGGCTGCAGACTTTCTTTATAACACCCGCGCGACACAGTTGAGTGCTTGGTCGACTATTTACCCTGCTTATGCGCATAGAGAGACAATTGACGGTATTATTGGAGATGAATTGCGCACCGTTGTGGCAAATTGTGCAGAGAAAGGGGTTAATCCAGCAGAAGAGATCTATAGATTAGCACAAAATCTTGGCTATCAAGCAAAGGGTGTTCAAGCCAATCATCAGTTAGCAGCATTGGAAAATCGGCAAAACTCTTCCAAAACGTTAACAGCGTCTGGTGGCACGGGGAGTGGGGGCTCTATGACCAAGGAAACAATCGCCAATATGTCTGAAAGAGAATTCAATGCTTGGATAAGCAATCCCAAAAATGAGGCAGTTTTTAATGAACTCATGGGTGTTGGTACAGACTAAGCAGTAAAATAGAGAGGATAACCCGCATTCTTACGGGTTTTAACGCCGGCTTTTTAGTCGGTTTTTTTTTAATCTTAAGTAAAGGGAAAAAGAAATGGCAGTCTCATCGATACAAATTAATGACCCACAAGCGGTCAAGCTTTGGTCGCAAAAACTCAGTCATGAAGTTTTGAAAACCACGAAAATAGCGCCGCTTATCGGGGATAGTTCGAATAGCATTATCCAAGTTTATAATGAAACGAATAAAAAGTCTGGTGACAGCGTTACATTCAGCCTTCTTGTGAATCTGCTTGGGGATGGTGTGAGTGAAGGGCAAACGCTTGAAGGAAATGAAGAAGCCCTTCAATTTATGAATGATAGGCTTGTTATCAACGAGCTTTTGCATGCGGTGCGCGTGGAAAACCAAGGGTCGATTTCGCAACAAAGAATTCTTCCGAATTTGCGTAAGAATGCCAAAGACGCTTTGTCTCGTTGGTATGCAAGTCGTTTGAGCCTCATGTTCTTCCTGCAAGTCTGTGGCTATACAGCCCCCACAATCACGGTTCATGGTCGCGATCTTACTATTCGTCCGGTTCATTATGGCTTTAATCCTATTATGGAACCAAGTAAAGAACGTATTATCCGTCCAGATGGCAAAACTAAGGATGAAGATCTCAATGATAAGGCAAAACACAGCTTTAGCCTTAAATTGATTGATGAGGCTGTTTTGAAGGCTAAACTTGCTGATCCTTATATTACTCCCGTCACGATAGATGGTGATGAGGTTTATGTGATGTATTTGCATCCGACACAAGTCAAGCAATTGCGCACCAATACAGCTGAGGGTGAATGGTTAGATATTCAGAAAGCGGTTTATGCGACCTCGCGTAAGAAGAACCCAATCTTTGATGGGTCTCTTGGCATGTATAATGGTGTTGTTTTACGTGAGGCAAGAGAGGTTACGCATGGTGTTAAGTCAACAGATAGTACAGCGGTGAAAACGGTCCGTCGTGCGGTGTTACTGGGGGCACAGAGCGCGGTTATAGGTTTTGGAAAAAATCATAGTGCCACCAATTACACTCTTAAGGAAGAGTTCTTTGATTATGAACGTGAGTTTGGTGTTGCAGCAAAGACGCTGATCGGCATGAAAAAAACACGTTTCCAAATGCCAGGCAGTGCTCAGACGGCTCAGGATTTTGGAACGATTGTTGTGCCCACCTATAGTGGTGAAGCAGC